GTTTTTCCAATGTTTCGGCTACCACTATGCAATACAATCCAGGCATCATTGTTTTCGTCAGTGCAAATTTCAATGAAGTGATTTCCACCTCCTAGCGTACCTAATTGTAAAAAGGTCTTCTCGGTGACAGGTGTTCCGTCTGCATAAGTCGACTTTATGGATGACCACATACGGTGTGTAATTTCTTTGTTATTGCTAAATCCAACTGGAACTGATCTTTCAATTGAATCTCTCAACTTATCTAAGGAATGACCTAACTTGTCCACTTTGAACTTTAACTTCACCGCGCTCACACCACACCCAATATCAACGCCGACTGTCGATGGTATAATCGCACCTCTTGTTGCAATAACACTGCCTACTGTTGAACCCATTCCCCAATGAGCGTCAGGCATAACCGCAACATGATTAAATATAAAAGGCATTTGCGAAAGATTAACTAACTGCATTCGTGCTTCTTCTTCAAGCGTTACACCATCAATCCATGCTTTAATCGGTACTCTAACACCTTCTAATACTTTCATTTTAACAACTCCCTTTTTTATTCAAAAATTTCAAACAAGTGCCAAACAAAATCTTGTAATTGAATTGTCCCGATATAATTAAATGATGCATCTTTATAATCATAATCAATTTCAATACCTGTTCCATATATTCTAAATTTTCTTTTCCTTTTTACTCTCCCCTCAAATGAGGTATCCACTAAGCACCAAACAACGGGTATTCCATGTTGCTCTTGAAAAGATAAAAATTTCGAATTCATTCGCATTTCTATTTCAAATTCAATATATGGAAATGATTTTACTAACATTGGGCATTCGTATTTCAATATTATCATCGGCATTATTTTTTCCTTATATTACTTAATGAAATCCATTTTTTTCAATTTTTTCAAGGTTTGAAATGATACCTTTTATTGTATTAAATAAAGCATTTAATAATTTCTCTTTTGTTTGTTTTTTATTTTCAGGTAAAAATTCTTCTGAAATAGAATGTACAAATGATGCCGCAACAGATGAAATAGAATATAAAATTATCATAATATCTGTCGGGGAATTATTTTCAGAAAGGTACGTATTTATAATTTCTGAAATATTAAACGCAATATTTTTAGACTCTAAAAAATCTTTCATATTTTCCATTTTATTTCCTTTAATTTTATTTTTCATTCAGAAGTTAATCTTACAAGAATTAGTCCGTCTTTAATAACAGAGAAAGTTTTATAGTTTTCTGCTAATTTAAAATTAAATGGTTTGCATATATAATGGTGCCCATTCACTGTTTCTCTAATGCTAATAACTTCTATTTCATTATTGAAAACAAAATAATCCGCTTCTTTAGTCCTTTTAGTATCTATATCAATAATGAAATATTTAGATAATTTATTTTCTGGTTTCATTAGGCAGCTACAAAATGAATTATTAATATTTGAATAAAATTTATTTTTCATTTCCTCATTAAGATCAATTTGTTTATGTTTAAACATTGATATTGCTTTATCTATATTTCTGCTATTTACACATGAATACATTCTCACGTTTGTATCTTTTAAATTGTCTTGAAGAAGAGATAATTTTTCAAAAGCATTATCCCAATCATTTTCATTTGTTGTAATAATTTTATTTATCCATCTTTTTGACCCCTTATTAGAATTATTAACCCCACGATTTATTAACATAATAACTCTAATACCCATTTTAAATTTGTCAGGAACAAAAATATTAATATCTTTCATTTTTTAATCCTATTTAATTTTTTAATATTTTATTTTCTAAAACTTAGACTTAGATTTAGATCCAGAAAAAGACTCATATCTATCCCAAGAACTAGACCTAGAACTAGAATTATTCATAGCCCCAGACCTAGACCTAGAATAAGATCTAGGCCAAGATCTAGACCAAGACCTAGACCTATATTTAGACTTAGTCCATTCATTGCTTTTTAAAATTGCGTAGTTCATTTTTTATTACCAGGTAATGAATGATTCCATATACCCAGCAAATACTCCTGTAGAATACGTTCTTACAATGTAATATTTTCCTTTGTATTTATTTTTACTGGTCTTGTATTTTTTTATTTTATTCTTACTGATAGATTTTTTAACTTTCTTCATCTTTTTTCTCCGATTTAAATAAATTATTTTCCTAATTCTTTAAGTAATTCTATTAGATCGTTTGCTTCTTGTTCCCATTTTTCTGACCTTGCTTCTGATGTTGCTGACGCTGCTGACCATGCTGACTCTGCTGACCATACTGCTGACCCTTCTGCTGACCATGCTTCTGACCAATTACAACTTTCATGATTAAGTTCACATTCATGACAAGATATAACTAATTTAACTGAACAAATGACCTTATTAATAACATCAGATAAATTTTCATTTTTTAATAATAATTTTTCTTGTATTTCTATTAATCGATTTAATCTTTTAATAGCCAATTTATGTTTAACTATTTCAACATCGACTCCAACTGGAATTGAATTTAAAAAATTGTAAGGCCAAAATTTCGATTTTTTATTTTCTAAACCCTCGAATATCCTATCTTCCAAATAAGCTATCCAAACAGGCAATCCTAATTCTATTGTATATCTACTGTGATCGTAATTTTCTAACGTACAGCCTACTGCGCATCCTTTTCCATTTTCCCAACCGGTTCCTTGAATTATATTATCCATTTCCATATGATGTTTTAATCTGTCTAAGTATTTCTGTTTTATAGCTGGATCGTTGTGAAAGCTAAGCATTTTGTCTTCCTCTTGATTCTAATTTTTTAATCACAATTTCAAGTCTATCCATACAATCATTTTGTAATTTAATAGAATCACTTTTGGAACCAAAAAATGATTTTATTTGCCACAAATGATTTAATAATTCTTGCTCTTTATAAAAATTAGTATTAGTATTTGAAGGTTTATAGCAATCACAATCATAATTTGTACACATACAACCTTTATCCATTTTTGTTCTCCGTGGGAAATTTCATTTCCAATACCAACCATTATGAATAGTAAATTTCAAAATAATCTTTATTATAAATAACCATTGTTATTACGCTGGCATTATCCGGTTTAAATCTTCTAAAAAATTCATCTATTGGAATATTACTTTTGTTCATAAATGAACCTATTGTGCAACCGTCATAAATATAACCCACTTCATCACGGACTGATTTTCTTGAAGGCTTGCATGTCAAAACACCTTTAACTTGCACAGAAATAGCTTTTGCTGCATTCAAAGATGAATATCTTTGTGACGCTGTAATATCCACGATTGGCACAATTCTAGGTACGTAATGTAAAGAAACCGATTCATGTGATGTTACAGAAAATTGATGTGGTGAACCGTGAGGAGATCTAGCATGACCTGATACTCCAATAGCATAAGTATTTATGGTAATTAATAATGATGCTAATAAATATTTTTTAAACATGTCTTTGGTTCCTTTTATTATAAACGTCATTTTTATTCCTTTTTGAAGGTCTAATGGTTTTGAGTAATCACATTTTATAAGACTCCATTTTCTTTTAGAAAAGATGCGGAAGTATCAAGCATTAGGCAATATTTATTTCCAATTTTAACTGGTACACATTTACCACCTATTAATTTATTATTTATCTTAATCGAATCACAAATTGCTTCTATTTGATTTTCAGTAGAATAATCATGATATTTTTTTTGAAATTCATTTGGTGACATTATTTAAATCTCCTTTCGTTAATACTCTGGCAATCGTCCGGAATTGAACCGGCTAGCAATGCAATTCGTTTTCCTCTACGTCATTAATGAAAGCATTAATGTTCTTTAATAACTGTTCCCATTTCCGATTACCTAGTGCTTTATTTCCTTCATATTTAGTCAAACAAGAACCTTGTAGTGCAACTAATGCCATTAAATCGCCTTTACATTTTTCCCATTGTTGTGCACATAAAATTGAAATTAATCTTTCGTCGTTCATTAATTTTTACTCTCATATTAATACTTTGGAAATCGTAAGGAATTGCACCTTATTACCCAGTGAACATCGCTAAATAAATTTTTGCGAGCCTGTCTACACTCGACGGTAGCACCGAACAGTTCGTGTGCGCTTCTCTGTCAGCGCCGCGATTTCCATAATTAATTGGAAACTAGGTGGATTCGAACCACCGCCGTAACAGCACGTCGACAAGATTTCTCTTGAAGCCTGTTGAGTTAAGTCCACTTCTCTATAGTTTCCATATAGTTGTTTCTTATGTTAGGAACTGCACAACTATCAAAGCACTCTTTGGAAATAGGACAGAATTGCACTGTCTGTGCGGTTATCGGGTCAAATGACCTAACGGATTTTAAATCCGTATCCTCTATTGTTAGCGTTTTAGTTTGGAATCTTTCGATCCATTCCAGAGCTAACCACCTATGACAAAATGTCTTTTCGTTTCACTGTCAACGACGCTATTTCCATTTAATACCTTTTAAACATCACTTGAGCGGAGAGCTAGGAATTACCTAGCTTCCTACACATTTCTCCCTCTCCACCGTCGGAAACCGCCAACGAGTGATATGTGGAGCTTAGAATCATCCAAACATGATGAGTGCCGGAGGGTTCCCCTCTCAAGTGATGCTTCTTGGTGCATTATAATTACACGAAGCCATTTCCATCCTTTTAATATTTTTAAGATAAACTTCATTCATCTTATTAAAAAGTTCTTCATCTTTTGTAATTATTTTTTTGATATCTTCTAACGTATTTAGTAAAAAATCAGAATCACTACTCATTATTAGTTTCCTCTATTCACTGCCATATAAGAGATTTCCATGTTTTGTTATTACAAACACTATTTGTTTTTGTTTCATCCAATATTACTAGCCAAAGTTTCTAAAGCTTTTTCTAAATTTTCTTGTGCTTTAATTAATAATTCTTTTTTATAAACGTAATGATTATCCATATAATCTTTTATCAATTGTAAAGACTGTGCTACCAAACGTGAGCTATCATTAATTATTTCATTCATTTATTTATTTCCTTCTTTTTTTTAAAGATCCTTTCTCTTCTTCTTCTTTTTAAATTTTTAATGTCTTTTTCATTCACCACATAGCTCCATCCTACTTTTTCCGCTTTTATTACTCCTTCTCTTATTAGTCGTCTTATTTGCGAAGATGACAAACCTACTCGTTTTGCTATTTCTTCTGGGTTTAATAACGCCATTATTTTTCTCCCATATTGCGCTAGAATTATATTGAAATTTATGTTTTAATAAAATTTCAATCTACCCATTGAAATAATAATCCTATTTACTTGTCGTATAAGACATCAAAAACCGGACAGTTTTGGTGTCTTATTTAATAAGGCAAATCGTTTCCGTTTAAAACTTCTCCTGTATTCGAGTTTATGTAAGATTCAATTTTTGGAGATTTTTTAACAGCTATTAACTCATTTAATTTATCTGATGCAGATTCATTTGTATTTTTTTCGATTGAAAATACTTCTTCTGGTTTAATCATTCCATCTTTAAGTGCTGTACCTATTCCAATTAAAGATTGTAAATCTTCTGCTGTAAAATCATCTATTTTGCTGTGCTCGAAATATTCAAGCATTTGTTCTTTGTTTAATCCCATTTTAACTAGTTTATTAACAACCATAGTTACTTTTGATGATAAATTTTTTGAGTCTCCGATTGAATATTTTCTCGCGGCATTTCCTACTACTTTAACTAATGATTTAGGTACAACTTGGAATATGGCATTTCTCAATGCTTTTGCTTGAGATGCTTTTGCCAACATAATTTGCATATCGTTATTTGCTCGATAACCGCCTTTTCCATTTTTCTCACCGAACCATATACTGATTCGATCATTTGAAATATGTTTATTATTATTTTCTAAATCCCATGCCACCGCTTCTGTTTCTATATATTTTTCAGCTACCAAAACAACTTTCGTTTGTGTGTGCATATGTTTCCATGAGCATCGTATTATTTCAGCCAATCTAATTGAATCTCCTTCAATAGTTATTTTGTTTCCGTCTTTATCTTTTCTAGGTAAAGCATAAAAACAACCTTGCGCTGTTTCTTCATCAATTGTTGCCATTTTTATGGCTTTCTCAATTGATTTTATTTCATCTCTTGGATAGGCATTAGCTGTGCTTATCATGGTATCCAGTTCTACTCTAGCTATAATTTCAGTAATTTTGTTTTCTTGTACTATCAATTCTTCGCTCATTTTTTATTGACCTTTATTTTCAAAATGTTGATTAAATTTATTAAGCCCATGCTGGTAATGAAATTTCTTTTATTTCATATCCTGGCCACTCGTTTTTATCTAAACATTTTTTAAAATCAGTGAGGATATTCTTAAACATATTATGCGCGAAGTCAAGCGTATTTTTATCTAGTATGTAAACTGCTACTAAGTGGGGCCATTCTTTTTCAACGCAAATAAAAGTATGTGTTTTTATATCATTATTCACATTGTGATAAATTCCTTCTCGATTCATTGCTGATTGCAAATGATATCCATAAGAAACCAGACTATTTTTAAAAGATCGTTCGTCGGCTGAACAAATAGTTTTTAAATCAACTGTCATATTTTCGTGCCAGATATCTGGTCTAGTTTTGCATCGAACACCAGTATGGGGATCTTCCCAAAAAAATGAGTTTTCAATAGCGCCTCCTAATATTAATTGTGACGCTTGTGGGTGATCTAAAACGCTTTTTCTCATTAGATTCAAATTATTCATTTGCGAATTAGTTATTTCAGTTTTTCCATGAGATTTTGATAAAAATTCTGAATATTTTTCTTTTCCTTCTTTTGTTCTTCTGTCTATTCCTTCTGGAATTATCGCGTATTGTTCTGAAAATAAATGGGGCTCTAATACAAGTGTATGAAATGCTCTTCCGAATGCCATATCAGGCGTATCTTTTTTTTCTGGTCTATCCGGATTGAGATAATTGTTCCAATATTTGGATGGTGCTTCTCGAAATTTCCATAAACCTGACCTGCTAATAGCAGTTTTATCGTTATGATAATCGTCATTACTTAAATCTTTAAATATCCCTATCATAATTTTTATTCCTTATTGATTTTCGAAATAATATTGTTTCAAAATAGATTTCAATTGGACTTCATCTTCTAATTCAATTATTTTCTCGATAAGTTTCCATTGAGGGTAAACCGAATAGAAAGATATTAATTTTATAATTTCATCTCCGTTAAAATTTTTAGTGATAGCCATTATTTGTAATCCTTTTTGGTTACCGCATTCTATCCATTGTTGATTTGATGTCTTGATAACGTTGAGCATCATCTTGTCTTTTTAATTCTGTCCATTCTGATTCTTCGCCATTCGATGGCGGCTCGTAATCATCCAAAAACTTTACTGCACAATTTGATATTTTCTCGACAATTCGCAAGCCACTTCCATCGGAGTCGGTTAGGTCGTGTAGTAATTCTATTATTTGTTTTTCGTCCATATTTGATAATTTTTGAAGTATCATTCGATAATCGCTCATTTTTTATCTCCCTTTTTATTAAATAAACAATAAAAACAAACAAAATTATTAACCAGGTTTCTGATAAGCATTCCATTAATAAATGTAGCATTTATAAAATCCTCCATTGTTGTTCTAATTTTAACCTAATGTATTATTATCTGATAATTAAAAGTGAACAGTTTTTAAATTTCCTATTAGTGGTGAATGATTTATTGTCGTGTATGAGCATAAATTTGAATCTTATTTTCATTGCTATTTCTCTATGCAATGCGTTACCATGAGCATAATCTAACATTATTTACGCTCAACATCAAGCATAAATTTAGGATGTTTTAATGAATTTTAAAGTATCAAATTTTGATCAAATTAAACTGAAAGGGATGCAAAGAATAAATTTAACAAATCAAAATAATTAGTTGATTGTATTTGTTTTATTTTAATTAATGTAAAATAGTAATTTATGAAAATATCAAAGACGAATACGGAAATTAAGACGAATAAACAATTACTTACAGAAATATTTTTTAATTGTTAATTTAATATTGATATAACCGGATTAATTTTTATGGTTAGATGTGAAGGGGCAGCTACAACTGCCCTAAAATTGCGAAAAACCTGAATCTAATAACGTCTGTCGCGATAATATCACGCCTAGGATAAAAATCAATAGTGCACGACAAAGTGCACAATAGTGAAGGTATACAATTGTCCATACACATTACGAGGGATCGTACACTTATTAACTCTGTAATAAGGAATTTAATTGTATGGAGCATCATTTTAACGTTGATATTGCAAGGAAGCACGGTGTAGATGTAGCAATATTTTTACAGAACATATCATTTTGGACATTAAAGAATATAGCTAATAAGAAACATTATCATGACGGGCGCTATTGGGTTTACAACACCCAAGAGGCTTGGACGATTTTATTCCCGTATTGGACTCGCCAAAACATACGAACGATTGTCAAAAATTGTATTGATCAAAATTTAATACAAATCGGCCGTTATAACAAAAAAAATACTGACAAAACGACTTGGTACGCACTGACTGATTTTGGCCTTAAATTTTTCCCTTCTCTTGATATAAGCACTCAGGCTGTGGATAAGTCTGTGGATAACTATGATGAAATTGTGAGAGATTCGCCATACCCTTGGTTAGAACTAACCAATCGATTGGTTAGTTCTAACCAAGCGTTACCAGATAGTAATCCAGATAGTAAACAAAGCATTTATAACTCTGATCATTTTAAGAACAAAAAAATAACCCCATCGTCAAATCAACCAAAATCATCAAAATTTCAAAAATCTGTTTTTTCTGATCCAACAAAACAATCGACTAGCTATAAAAAACCGGATGAGGAAGAAAAGATGAGTAATCCGGAATTGGTAAGAGTGGCTATGATGTCTATTCCTCGCACTCTTCGCCCAAAAAGATACCGAAGAGAAAATAGAGAAAATATCGATCAGAACATATCGGAGCGATATAATGGGGATTAGCTATACTTATCCAGTGTTTTATCAACAGAAATTGTGGATAAATAGAGTATGTTGGGTTATAAATGAGCAGATAAAATATTAATGATTAAACGTTCCATGTGTAACATGAGGGTAAAAGTAATGTCATCTAAAAGGTCTAAGTGGATAAAATTAACAAAAATAGAGGATATGGATAAATTTTACAAAAGAGACACATTGGATAATAAACTAATTGAAAATAATATTTACAAAAATAATTTTAAAGTATTAAAAAAAATCAATGTCCCGAGCCAAACGAACCGACCAAAATCAAATTGAAATTGTAAAAGTAATGCGTGATATGGGCGCTAGCGTTTGGGTTACTTCTCATGTTGGCAATGGGGCTCCAGATTTCGTTGCTGGCATTAGAGGGGTCAACCTGCTAGTAGAGGTCAAGTTAGGTGAGAAAAGCCCGTCACGGCGAAAATTGACGCCTTTTGAAGAGAAATTTCATCTATCCTGGAAAGGTCAGATATGTATTATCGAATCAGTAGATGATGCGATTGCTTTAATTAACAGAACTGGTGTAAAAAAATGATATTAAGTTTTTGTTGCAAATTTGAGGTTAAAGTTAATGAGACCGAAAATGGGGATTATTATTCTTGTCTTAACTGTAATTTACCTTGTAGAACATTTTCTGTACTATCTTTTCATGATATGATCAATTTATGGAGATCAGAAAATGTTCAAAAGATTCAAATATCGCCATTGGATGGGCGTTTTGGTAGTTATGATTATGTATGTGATTTTTAAGGTTTATGTTTTGGAAACACCGTCTAAATTGGATGACGATATACCTGAGCAAATAAGAGACGCTTTATTACTTATTGTTAATAAATAGGGTAAATTAATGCCAATATTTAGCAGTAAATCTTTATCAAATCTTATGACATGCCATGAAGATCTTATTATCTTATTCAAAGAGGTGATTAAGAATATCGATTGTGTCGTTACAGAAGGACATCGAGACCAAGAAAAACAAGAAGCCGCTTTTAATTCTGGGAACTCTAAGCTTCATTATCCCCATGGAAAACATAATTCAGTACCTAGCAATGCCGTAGATGTTTATCCTTATCCCGTCGATATGAAAAATATTTCACGTTTCTATTTTTTGGCGGGCTATGTTTTAGGGACTGCTAATAAACTATATGAGGAAGAAAAAATAAGCCACCGAATTAGATGGGGTGGTGATTTTAATAATAATTATGATATCACTGACGATAAAGGATTAATTGATCTTCCCCATTATGAGTTGATATTTTAATTTTATTTTTCCATGGAGGTAAATTGTCAGAAATGACCTCTAAGTATATACTTAGGATGCATGTCATTTAGAGACAAGACCTGAAGTCGCGTACAAAAGTATGTATGCTTCAGGCTTTCAAGTAAACAAAAAAAGCCGCCAGTTAACGCTAGCGGCTTTTTTTATAACTAAAATCAGAGACGCAATTAGCACTCATCTGATCTTGGTAGACAAAAAGCACCACGATGGAAGTCTAACTTATGACTTTATCACTTTATTTTATTATTTTCCCATAATTTTTTATTTAGATTATCGGTTAATTCTTTTATGAGAAGGTCTTTTTGAATTTTTATAGCCTTACTATCTATGGATTGTGCTTCTAAGGACATGGAGTGTGCTACGTTTGCTATTTTCTCTTTTGCAATTTTTTCTGCTCTTTTTTTAATTATGTTTTCAAGAGTAGTGTTACCTTTTGGAACTACAGCGTAAATTAATTCGCATCCTATGGCATTCGCTGCTTCTTGCAAAGTCCGTAATTTTACTCTTCCATTTACTTCTGCGTTTTCAAGTTGGTTTATTCGGCCACGTGTTAATCCCAGTCGATCACCAAATTGTGCTGCTGACATACTTAATGCGACACGCAGTGTTTTTATCCATCCAGTTTTTGGAACACCACACTTTTTTCTTACGGATTGCCAATAATTTAATTGACGATCAATTTGTTTGATAGTAAGCCATTTTTTATTCATTCTAATCCTAATGTGTATATATATTTATACAAATAATATATACATTCTGTATATAAATATATAAACTTAAGATTAATTTTTGTTATTATTTTTAAGGAAAAAGATGAAAAAATGCCCAATATGTAATGGTCATAAATATATACTCGGTATGGGTAGTATGAGAGAAAAGTGCAAATATTGCGGTGGTAAAGGTTTTATCGAGCCTGTTTCCGAGTCATTGTCATTTTCTAATATTGATCTAGTAAAAAAAAACAATTTAGAAAATGAAAAAAAGTTAAATAAATTGATCGAGAAAAAGAAATCTCGAAATAAGAATAAAGTCAAAAAAGGCAATTTAGATGAATAATGAATCAAAAATTGATCAATCGAATAAAATCTTTCGAAAATATAAAGTGCAAAATTTAAATTTAATAAAAAATTATGAACAAAAATGAATAAATTATGTAAAAATAAAAGTTTCAATGATAAAAATTATGGAGAATCACAATGGCACAAGGCGCTAAACATAAGCCTACTATTGAATCACGAGCGCAAGTGGCCGCACTGAAAAGTTATGGCCATACGCAAGAAGAGATTTCTACATTCCTTAATATCTGCAAAGACACCCTAACTTATTATTATAGTCGGGAATTAGAAACTGCTGCTATTAACGCGAATTCTCAAGTTGCTAAAAGACTTTTTAATCGTGCTACTAAAAAAGATGATTTATCAGCACAAATATTCTGGTTAAAAACAAGGGCAAGATGGCGTACAGAAGATGTGGAATCAATAGTCGATCAAAATAATGCGTTAAGGGAAGAAGTAATTTTACTGAGAGAGCAGTTAGATTCTAAAAACAAGAAAGAATATTAAAAAGGAATTTATGCGTATAAATCGTGAAAAAAAAGGTAAAGAGATAATAATTAATACCGCAAGTATTATTGAATCTTCCATAAAAGATAGTGATGAGTTACAGTTAGTTGATCTAATGGAAAATTATGCTATTCCATTATCAATCTCAGCGTTTGAAAAAATATTTCGTTGTATCGTTAAAGATTTTCAAAAAGATAATAAGAAAAATAAAACATATTCTTTTTGTATTATTTGTACGGACATCTCGCCTGATGATTGATCTTGTCAAAGAAGAAGAAGCCTCACGACTTCGCGGTTCTTTGATGGAATTCACAAAGTTTTTTACCAAGCATGTTACTAATCGAGATTATATCGAATCTCGTCCAGAATGCAGAGAATCGCATCAGATAATAATCTGTAGAGAACTAACGAGTTTTGCAAGACTTGAACATCCTGATGAAAATTTATTGATGAATGTGGAGCCTGGATCTGGAAAAACTTTACACCTTTGCATGTTTGTAGCGTGGTGTTATACCCATAATGATAAATGTAATTTCATTTATGTTTCTCATAGTCAAACATTATCTGCGGAAAATACGGGTTTTATTCGGTTAATAATGACATCAAGAATATATGAATATCTTTTTAATGTTTATATTTCAAAAGACACAAGAGCGAAAGATCACTTTGCCACTACAGCTGGTGGGCATGTTGCTGCATTTGGATCAGCTGGTGCAATAACTGGTCGTAATGCCGGATTGCCAGGACAGAATATATTTAGTGGAGCAGTTATTATTGATGATGCGCACAAGCCTGACGAAGCATTTTCAGATACCATGAGAGAAAATGTGATTAGAAATTATGAAAATACTATTCGTCAAAGACCTCGTGGCAATAATGTTCCAATTATATTTATAGGGCAACGAGTCCATGAAGCTGATTTAGCATCATTTTTTATTGAAAATAAAGACACTAAAAAATGGCGAAAAGTTATTTTGAAATCTTTAGATGAAGCTGGTAATGCCCTGTATCCAGAAGTTCACTCAAAAGAATACCTATTAGAATTACAAGAAAAATCCCCCTATGTTTTTTATAGCCAATTCCAGCAAAATCCTACACCTGCGGGTGGATCATTATTTAGGCCAGAGTGGTTTTTAGAATTAGAAAAAGAACCTACATTTATCTCGACATTTATCACCGCTGATACCGCAGAAACTGGGAAAAATTATAATGATCCGTCTGCTTTTAGTTTTTTTGGATTGTATGAAATAGAGGTTTTTGGAAAGAAAACAGGGCAATTGGGACTGCATTGGATTGATTGCTTAGAAGATTGGATAGAAGCTAAAGATTTGCAAGATCGATTTATAGATTTCTGGCGCGAATGTTCTCATCATAAAATGCCGCCTTTAATAGCAGCAATTGAAAAGAAATCGACCGGAGTGACATTAATCGGAGCGCTTAATAATATGCAAGGTTTGAAAATTAAAGACGTATTACGCACTGCCGCGTCAGGTAGCAAAGCAGCAAGATATATTGAAATGCAACCATTTATAGCAAGCAAAAGAGTTACTTTTTCAATTGGCGCAAAACATATCCAAAAATGCAAATTGCATATGAGCAAGATAACATCAAACGATGCTCATCGTCATGACGATATTTGTTTAGTGGGCGATACTTTGATTGCCACCCAGTTTGGTGATAAGAAAATAAAAGATGTAAAAATAAATGATAAGGTTATCACTCCTTTTGGATATGCTAGCGTAATTGCATCTAGTATGACAGGTCGCCGATGTACCATTAATCGTTTTGGGATAGAAGGAACAGGAAATCACCCTATATTTTATCAAAATAAATTTGAACGACTTGATGCTATTAACGATGGCAATAAAATAGATAAATTATCATTAAATGGATTAGTAAAATGGCGATACAAGAAATTATTAAATTCAATGGTGTTACCTACAGGCTCATGGGTGGGTCGCGACGCTATTATCTTAGTCAATCAAATACCAATAAAGAAAGGAAAAATCCTAAAGGATTGCATGTGGCAATTTGGGAATTTTATAGCGGAAAGAAAGTACCTAATGGGTGGGTCATTCATCATAAAGACCATGATTCTTTCAATAATGAGTATAGTAATTTGGAATGTATATCTCGCGAGCAACATCTTAAAGAACATGCAGAATTACGTAGTAAACGTCCTAATACCTCGAAAGAGATTGAACATTTGGCAAGGATTAGGATTAAAGCTAAAGCGTGGCATGCAAGCGATATTGGGCGAGATTGGCATAGGAAGAATGCTAGAAAATCAGCATCCAAAATATTCTATGAACGTGAATTTGTGTGTGTGGAATGCTTTAAACGATTCATTGCCAGAAAACCAAAGACAAAATATTGCGGTGATACCTGTAGAGCGAGAGTCTATCGAAGAAGAAAAAGAAGTTTACAATTTAACTATTCAACATGATGGCGTCTACTACGCTAATAATGTATTAACCTCGAATTGTGACACCCTATACGATGGTATAAAAATAGCACTGATAGATAAAATCTTGTATAATATACAGTCAACAAAAACAAATGCTGATGATGTCATGAAAGAAATTGCTAACCAAATGAGACGGCAACGAATAGTAAGGATGAATAGAGATGGCATACGTTAAAAAATCAGCATTGAGCGAATTTGACAAGATAAAAGGAAATATAGAAAAAGGATTTTTATATTTTAAAAAAAATTACACCATATATAACAATTTTATCCGATTTGTTTTTAAAACATCTCTCACTATGGCTGATATGTCAGTCAATAACGAAATTCAAAAACCAAATATGGAATTTAATATTCTTGAGGCTTTTATTAGTCGATTATGTGGTGAATTTTCTAAAATGGATCCGTCATTTACAGTGAGAGCAAAAGAAGGTGTAAAATTAATTAATCCTCTAGTTATTGAATTGGTGGAAGCTCATTTAAAAGCCACATTTTGTGGTGGTGATAAAAATTCTCTAAGCTATCATCTTTACCGTGACATACTTTCCGGAGGTTATAGCGTTGCAAAACTTTATACAGATTATGCGAACGAAATGTCATTCGATCAAAAAATTTATATCGAGCGTGTATTCGATCCTACTCTTACTGTTTTTGATCCTCTCGCACGAAAGTCTCATAAGGGAGATGGCCGATTTGCGTGTGAATTATTCCCAAAATCAATTGATGAAGCAGAAGAAATGTATGGGTCTGATATTTTAAAAGGTGTGAGATTTGCTAGAAATTCTATTACAGGCGGATTTAATTGGTCATACCGTAATCAAAAAGAAGATATACTTTTATTTGCAGAATATTTTGGAAAGAAAACAAAAAAAACAAAAATTTTGAAATTAGCGAATGGTCATTCTGTCACAGAAAAGCAATACGAAGATTTTTTAGAAAAATGGGAAAAGTTGGGTATTATGGAACAAGCTCCCATTGTTTTAAAATCTAGGATGTCTGATATACAAACAATTGATAAATATACATCGACCGGATATAAAATTGTCGATCATAAAGAAACAAATTTCTCGATGATCCCATTAGTTTTTTTTGATGGAAATAGTGTCATTGTTAGAGATAATACTGATTCACAAGCTGAACAAGTGGTTCGACCTTACGTTTATCATGGTTATGATACTCAGAGAATGAAAAACTTAGCTGGTCAATCGCTTTGTAATGAGATTGAAAATATTACTCAGAATAAATGGAAAGCGCCTGTAGAAGGAATACCAGCAAATAAAGACTATCAGTTAGCTTATACTGACCCACAAAAAGCGACGGTGGTTTTATATAATCAATTTCAAGACGGCGACCCAAACAAACCATTAAATCCACCACAAGAAATACAACGACAACCTATTCCACCGGAACTCACAAATACATTTACGTTAGCTGATAATACGTTACAAGTTATTTTAGGCTCGTATGATGCGGCATTGGGCGCTAATGATAATGATCTATCTGGGATTGCTATCATGCAAGGTGCGATGCATTCAAATGCATCCGCAATGCCATATACAATGGGTTTTATCGAAGGCTGGGCTAGATGTGGCGAAATATATTTAAATTTATTACCGAAATATTATGTTACACCAAGATCTATTCCAATTATCCATCCAAATGGAAAACGTGATTTTTATGAAATAAACAAAAAGGGTAATGATGGTATTAAATTTGATTATGATGTTTCCGCTCTTGAAGTCTCGATTGAGCCTGGTGTCAATTACGAAGTTCAGAAACAAATATCGATGAAAGTAATTACATCCCTCATGAACATCAGTGAAACATTTAAAGAATTCATCAATCAAGAAGGACTAGAAGTTTTATTAGAAAATATCGATATTCGTGGTATCGATAAACTAAGATATCTAGTCCAAAAATGGAGTGAAAAACAAAAAGAAAATGCTGCTAAAGCAGCAGAAGCTAATGCAGGCCAACCAACACCATCGCAATTAGCCCAAATGCAATTGCAAATTGAATCGCAGAAAGTACAGGCGGAAAGAGAAGGTGATAAATTAAAAGCTGAAGTTGAGATGGCAAAATCCAATGCTAAAACGGCTGTTGAAAACAAAGAAGCTGATATTAAATTTTTAGAAGTTATGACTAAAATACAAAATTCTGATTTAGATAGAGCATTAGAGCAAGAAAAAATAGATGCCGAGCAGAGCAGAACGGCTGTTGATATGGCAATTAGTTTAAGTAGTCACATTAATCAAATAGGAGATAGTCAAAATGAAATCAAAACCAATGAAGAAAATGCCAATGAAGAAAGGTAAATCTAAGAAGAGAGGATGTTAATAATGAGTAAAGATACATTTAGGAAAGTTTATTCTGTATTAAAATCAGAAACTAGTGACTTAATTCTAGCTATTAAAACAAAAGGTGAAGAATTAGAAGATTTAATGAGCAAAGTTAATAATAGAGAAATGTCATTAGCTAAAACTAATCTTGAACAGGCCATAATGTGGTCTACAAAAGCAGTAATTTTAGATAATGAAAAGAGTAAAGATAATAAGGAGAATCATGATGTCATTTGAAGATGAGCATGGGATTGGATCATTAAAGAAAAAGAAGAAACAGAATAAAAGACAGAATAAAAGAAGGAAGAAAAATAAATGACTCCAGAAGATCTGAAACTTGTAGAAGAAGGATTAAAAATGGCTGACTATGCCATTTCTCGTTTAATGGAAGTGGATAATGATCATGTTAATCATATTACTAATATGCTACATGCCGCTATTTCTTTCGGAGAAGTATTAATAGAAACAAATGGAACAAAACAAGATCAAAGTAAAGGAGATTAAGACTAATGACTAATAAATGGATAGGAAAAATGAAATTAAAGAAAGGCGCGCTTAGGAAAGAATTAGGTGTAAAAGGAAACAAGAAGATACCGGCTAAAAAATTGGCTAAGGCAGCGAAGAGCAAAAATCCTACATTGAAGAAAAGAGCGATTCTTGCTCAGAACTTTAAAAAAATGAATAAGAAAAAATCCTAGTTGTAATATAAGATTATTTTATGTACTATATTTTTTAAATATATCACGCTTACGGAAAGCGAATAATCCGGCTAATACGCAGCTATGCGGCATAAATAGTAGTTCTTGGCACTCAAACCATGCGACCACGTTCACAACGGCAACAGTGAGATTGATAAATGACTGATGAAGTAGCTTTAGATACGGAAGTGGCGTCTGATCCTAATGAAAATCAGGAGAAGACACTGCCGATCTCTCGCGTTGAGGAACTGGTAAAAAAAGCCAAACTCAAAGGGAGGGATTCAATGCAAGCAGAATTGGATGCGTTAAAGTCTGAAAATGAAAAACTTAAGAATAACTCTGGATCAATGGGTGGTATGCCTATCCCAGTAGATAAAGAAGCTCTTAAGCAGGAGGTTTTAAATGATCTCCGACAACAATTTCAGGAAGCAAATGAAAAACGCGCCCAAGAGGAAATGGATAAAGAAGCCAAAAAGATTGCAGATACTTATCGTTCTCGTATGTCGGCTGGTAAGGAAGAATATGAGGATTTTGATGAGGTTATGGCTGATTTTAATCCTGCTTCGTTTCCGAATCTTGTATTATTGGCTTCGCAGGTTGATAACACACCTGCTGTCATGTATGAGTTGGTGAAAAATCCAAGCAAATGGGCAACTCTTGCTATTCTTTCTGACAGAGACCCTCATGCGGCTCAGAACATGATTAATAAGATTAGTTCTTCTATAAAAGCCAATCAGCAAGCTAAAGCTAGTGAGAAAGAGGTTCCTTCTCCACTCGGCCGTTTGTCGTCTTCTACCACAGGACAAGACGGTGGCGAGCCTAGTTTGCGTGATTTTAAACGGATGTATCGTAGATAAATCCGTAAGGTAATGCCGAGTTTTGTCTTGATGTTAAATTTAACGGAGAGACAAAAATGCCATTACCCAATAATATTTTGCAAAATGTACAAACTTACAACAAAGCCAAGTTAGGTTATTTATTAAACAATAATTGTTTTATTGAAACCGCCAATACAAAATATAAAAATTTTCAAGAAGCTAATCCAGCCAATTTGGGCGATACTATTACTTTTGATAAGCCTGCTCGTTTTATTTCCAATGATGGTTTAGTTGTTCAGTTTCAAGGCGTTGAGCAGCGTGTTCAAAATTTAGTTGTGGATAAAGCTAAAAATATTGGAATCGATGTCTCAGCTCAACAGTTAATTTTTAACGTTCAAGATTACATGGATAGGTTCGGTAAAGCAGCCGTCGAAGAATTAGGCGCTGAAATTGAATCAGATGTTGCGACTCTTTGCGAAAGTGCTCCGTATCGATTCTTTGGAAATGGTATTACTCCAATTAATTCCAGTAATCAACTTGCTCAAATGTTAGCTTTATTTAGAAACTTTGGCGCATCGAGAAATGATACGAAAGCTTATTTATCCGATATTGTTATCCCAGACATCATTGGATCTAACTTAAATCAATTTGTTCCTCAAGGAAATGAAGAAGAGCGTAACAGTTGGGATTTAGGCGAATTTTCACAATGTCGATGGTATAAGTCAAATTTGTTGCCAGAACATATATCTGGATCGGAAGGTCAAGCCGGTGTCACTCTAACTGTTGTTAGCGTTACACAAGATTCTGATGGAGCCATTACTGCAATTACTTTTAGTGGTACTTCAGCAGCAAGCGATGCTGATTCCGTTAAGCTGTATGATAGATTTCAGTTTCAAGATAACGTTTCTGGTTTACCTAATGTTCGATTTAGAACTTGGACAGGCCATAAACCATCTGCTAGTCCTGTGCAATTTAAAGCAACTGCCGATGCGGCAAGTACCGGTGGATCACAGGTTACAGTATCAATAGATCCGCCATTGCAAGCAAACGTAGGTAAAAATCAAAATATCACACAACAAATTGTTGCAGGAATGCAAGTTAAAGTATTGCCATCTCATCGTGTTGGTATGGTTCAATCAGGCAATCAATTTTATGTTGCTATTCCGCCATTGCCTGATTGTCATCCGTATATGACATCTGTTCAACAAGATGAAGAAACGGGAGTAAGTTTACGTATGTACACTGGCGCACAATTCGGTGAAAACCTTTATGGGACTGTTAATGATGTAATTTGGGGTAAAACTATAGTTTCTGATAACTCAATGGCAATCATATTCCCACTTTAATTAAAACGGAGAAAATCTAAATGGTTAATTTACCTATTGTTAATGCCCCTTACTTAAGTGTAAATGGGTTGGAAATTTCTATAGTTAGTAATTCGTTAGCGACAATAAATGCTGGTCGTGCGAGAAATAGTACAAACGAAAGTGATATTATTCTAAATTCAACGGTCACATTAAATACTGCTAATAGGGGATTGAATGGAATAGATACGGGTGTTATCACCGTTAGTATTCTTTATTCGTTATATCTAATCGGTGATTCATCTTTAAATAATGAGGCAGGCGTTATTCTGTCATTTGATGATTCATCGCCATTACTGCCAGCAGGTTATGATATGTTCCGAAAGATTGGATATCTCAGGTCAGATAATGCAGCACATCTTACTTTGGGCTATTTTTCTGGTAGTTCTAACGAACGTGTGTTTACTTATGATTCTCCCCAACTTACTCTTGTAACAGCGGGTAATGCAACTAGTTATACTGCTGTTGCATTAACTGCTGGTGGCTCCTCTCTTGTTCCTTTGGTACAAAATACTCTAGTTACTATCAACTATGATTTTAATCCTGGTGCGGCATCTCGGAATTTAAGATTAACGTCAGGTAATGGCTCTGGTGGTGAGGTTACGATTACTGGACAGGTGGCTTCGGTTCATGTGACTGGTAATGCTCAATTAGTATCTCGTGTCAATTCAGATATTCCGCTAATTTATTACGCAGTATCTAACTCAGGTGATGCTGTTGCGATTACTGTTGGTGGATATCGATATACTATTTAAAGTAAAAAGGAAGAGACTATGGCTTACTTGGCTAGCAATCTGATAGCAGAGAGTTATTATCTCAGCGGAATTGTGAGCAGAGATTTTGAGACGCTTACGGGTTCTCAAATTAGCGATGGTCTCCGACTACTAAATAAAGTACTAGCAGATAGAACAATAAATGAATCTACGATTCCTTATACTCAAAAATATACATTCCCAGCCGTATCAGGAACATCGGAATATTTGATACCTGATTTAATCGATATTGATGTATTTACATTTTATATTAATTCACTTCGATATCAGACTCGAAATCAACAGAGGAAAGAATTCTTTGGTGGTTTCAGACCTATTGATATAAAAAGTTTACCTTGGAATTGGCATTTTGAACGTCAGTTTAGCGGAGGTAAACTTTACCTTTATTTCGTTCCGGATATTAATTATCCGTTGGAAATTTGGGGTACATTTAGATTATCAAGTGTTACTTTATTTCAAGATTTATCTTTATCACTAGATCAGTTTTACACTAATTTTTTGGAATTTTTACTAGCAGAAAGATTATGTACTTTCAATTCTTACATCGTTCCGAAAGATGTATCAATTCAATTAGAACGTTATTACAAATGGATTAGCAATAACACAAATGTGATGGATTTAAGAATGCAGAAATTGAGTTCATTAAGTGGAGGCGCCGCGATTAATTATGCCATTGTTAATTTAGGCACATCTGGATTTTTACCTGTTTCGTCATAGATAGGTCAATAAAATGTCATTAACTACAGACAGCCAAGATATACCAGTTCGGATTGTTGGCAGCTCTGTATTTGGTATATATCCAACCATTTCCGTTGAAAGAACATATAATATGTACATCACTTATTCTGGTGATGGGCAAGAAGAATGGTTAGTTAATTTTCCAGGATTTAAGCATATACAAGCTTTGATTTTGGAAGGTGCTGAAGGAAGAGGGATATATCGTTCAGTTCGAGGCGGATTTTTATTAGCAGTAGTTGCTGGTGAGGTTTTTCGTATTGATCAAGTAGAAGAAATACCTACTCAGCTTGGGACGTTATCCAGCAGTACTGGAGAAGTATTTTTTGATGAAAATTTATCGTCTCAAATATCCATCATTTCAGAAGGCCAAAACAAGATTTACAATTATGCTCTTGCGCCTGGTGCTATTTCTGATGCTGTTTACGTTGGGGTTCCAGGAGATACACAATTTGTACCTAACTATGTTACTTATCAAAATACTTATCTGATATATGGAAATGCATTAGAGACAGCATTCGGTTCTCAATGGGTTATATTTGAATCAGGATCTGATAATACATTACCGAATGCTTATAAACTTAACTGGGTTCAAACTTTAGCAATTCAAACAAAGCCAGATTTTGCAAAAGCTGTTTTGAGGATACCAGGTGCAGGAAATAATGTTATTGTTTTTGGATCAACGGTCGCTGAAATTTGGAGTAATGTTGGTGGGCAGTCAATTTATCAAAGAAATTCTTCTTTAAATATCGACTATGGGGCAGCATCAGTTGCTACGATTGCATCGAGTGAAGAAATTGTGGCATGGCTTGGAATAAACGAAAATTCCTCTCCTGCTATTATGTCAATGCAAGGTGGTGGTGCGCAGAGAATATCAACAGATGGTATAGACAATTTATTATCGACAGTCGATTTTCCAAAATTTTCCACAGGATTTTTGTATCGACAAGGCGGTCATATTTTTTATATTCTAAGTTTTTTTCACCCAGATGATAATTTCACTATTGTATATGATTTTACTACTAAACGATTTATTGATATTACAGATTGGGACTTTAGTGTCTTTCCAGCAAGACAAATTGTTTATTTTAACAATCACACTTATTTTATGAATTTCAAAAATGGTGGAATTTGTGAATTAAGTAATACTATCACGCAATATGAAGTATTTTCTTCGGACGGTATTAATGCAATCTATGATATTCCGAGAGTTCGTTTGACTAATACTTTTAGATTTCCTACTCGACCTCAAAAATATAAAGTTAAAATGTTTACGTTTACGATTGAAACAGGAACGACGCCTAATATTTTAGATGATAGTAACTTGCCTAGGGTAGATCTCACTATTTCTAAAAATGGCGGAAATACATTTAGTAATGTCGTAAGTTATATGTTGAAGAAAACTGGTGATTATAAGAGTCAGCCACGTTTTAATAATTTAGGTTATGCCAATCAGATTGGTTATCAAATGAGATTTTGGTGTCCTGGGCGAATTGTTGTTAAAAATGGTACTATGGAAATAGGGAATTAAATATGGCTTTTATACCTGTATTTAATAATACTCAATATGTTAATGACTCTGGATTTTTAACATCCGATTCACAAATATATAATGATCAACTTAATCAATCATTACAAAATTGTTTGAGTGATAATGGTTGGACATTTCCACAAATAAGCGCAGCAAATTTAGTGCTTATCGCTCCTAAAATGCCAGATGGTACGGGGTGGTATGAAAAAGATAATCAAGTGATGGTGTTTAAAATTGGCGGTGCTTTGAGAAAATTAACAACGACAGCTTACCCATAATTTATGATATGGAAGGAAATATAAAATGTCTTTATGGTCAGATTACACAGAAAGTATTTTTAACCCAGTAAACATACTGTCTAGGGAAAATCCCAAAGAAGAAGCGAATAGGTATTTGGATCAAATACCAGGGGTAGGTAGACAATATTACAATCCATTTATTGAAGGTGGGAATAAGGCAAGAGGTGTTTTAGAAGGGGAATACAGTAAATTATTAAACCCCAATTCTTTTATCGATGAACTTATGAAAAATTATTCTCTTTCTAAAGGAGCCCAGTATCAAAGAGATGAATTAACAAAAGGCTTAAATGCAACTGCTGCTGCTGGCGGATTTTCTGGGACGCCATATCATCAGACGTCATATGGTAATATGGCTGATAAAATTATTTCCCAAGATATGCAGCAATATCTGCAAAATGCGTTAGGCGTTTATGGAAAAGGTTTATCGGGAGAAGAAGATTTTTTTAATAAAGGTTATGGCGCTTCCTCTTCGTTAGCAGATTTGATTGCTGGAAATTTAGGATCTCAAGGCGGTCTTGCTTTTCAGCAAGCGAATCAGACAAATGCTTCACGTGATGCCTTTGTTAATTCTTTGATAAAAGCATTATCACAAGGAGCCGGTGCTTATGGTGGCTAAAAATAGAATGATATTATTCTTTATTGATCTTTTAAAAGGAATTGAATAATGGCTGTGCAATTTCCTAATTTCTTAGGCGTTCCTGTTCGTACACCAGACTATTCTGGTATTGGCGATTTGATAGGGAATTATTATGCTGGTAGATCTATGCCAAAGAATGATTTTATTAAGTCAGTTCAAGCAGAATTTGCAAAACCTATTATGGAATCAGATTTAGAAAAAAAGAAATTAGATAATATTTATCAAGGAATAATTAATCAATTTTCCCCACGTAATTATGAAATGGACTTAGAGAATAAAAATTTAAAAAATATTTATCAAAGAATTGTAAATCAATTTACGCCCGAAGATTATCAATCTCAATTTGAATCTCGTAAAGCGTTGGATGACTATAGAAAAATGGGTGGCGGAAGAGCTGGGGTAACTAGTCAACAACAACTTTTCCTTCAACAACAACTTATGAAGGATAATCCTAATTTTACTCCTGAGCAGGCTTTTGAAGCAGCAGGAAATCTTGTTAATGGCGATAATAAATTAAATGATGGAACTCCTTTTAATGTAAGTGGTCTTACTAAATTATCGGCTGATAAAGCAGTAATGCAAGGAACGACTTCATCTTTAGTTACACAAGCTGTTAAATCAAATCAGGCTGATGCAGAGTTGAAGGTATTAGATGAATATGCTCAGCGTGGACTTGCTCCATATGGTGATACTATTCTTGGAATGAATCCAGATCAAGTCATAGATACATTTAAAACTGATGATAAATCACAGAAAAAACTAGGACGGTTTGTTGCGTCACAAGCATTACAATATGAAGCGGCACAAAATCGTATTCGTTTGGCTAATGGGCAACCTGGTGTCACATCAACTGAAGAATTGATGAAAATGTCAGGACAACTGATTAATTCTAAATATCCAAGGCTTTCATATAATGCTCGCCAAGAAGCAGCACGATATATGGATGAGGCATTAGAAAAAGGTCTCCAAGCTAGAAATCGAATTGGATTGCATCCATCTAGTGTTAATGAATTTAGCAATAAAACCGGTGCAAAATTATTAGCAAAAGATGTTGTTTTACCTAAATTCAATAGCCAAAAAGATTTTGTTGATTGGTACAGATTACAACCTAAAGTAGTTCAAGATGCCGTTAAAATAAAATTAGGAGGTTCATAATGTCATATACTCCTAAATTATCTGACTTGGACGGGTTAGAAAATAAAGAAGGTGGTTATGAACCGTCTTTATCTGATTTAGAAAAGAATTTTCCAGATAAAAAAGATAATATGTCTACTCAAAGGCTAAAGTATATTACTGGAATAGATAGAACTCCTTTAGATTCGATACGCGATTTAACAGAAGGTGTTCTCTCTGGATTAGGAAAAGGTGGCCAATTTGTTGCATCAACATTAACTGGTGGACGTGCTCCTAAAATAGATTTCAATGAAGTACTTTCTAATATTGGTTCTAAAAATAAAAGCATCTTAGGAGAAATGATAAAAGGCGCAGGCGAATATCTTCCTTATGCTGCATTGGGTGGTGCTTCTTTTCCTGGACAAGTAATTGCGGGCGCCACATCGGGAGCTGCATTGTCAAATCCAAAAGATAAAAATTTATTTGGGATACTGCCTTCTGGATCAAAAGGAGCTGCAATTGAAGGTGCATTAATTAATGCATTAACTCACGGAACTTTTAAAGGATTAGAACAATTAAGACCAAGCAAAATGTTTAGAGGTAATCTATCTCCTGAAGAATTGCAACGTAACTTAGAAATTACTCAAGGCACTGAAACCGGTTTAGGAGATGTGATTGAATCGCCATTCCTTAAAAAAAGATTAGAAAATACGTTAACAAATGTTCCTTTTTCTGGTGCAAATGAATCACTACAAAGGACTGGAAAACAAGTTTTATCTCGGGGCGAAAATATTTTATCGGATATGCTTGGAGATAATGACCCTCATTCTGTTCCTCAAAAACTGACAGAAAAATTAATAGAAGAATTTAAAAAGCATGAAACAAATAAAAATATTCTTTATACAGATGCCAATAAGATATCCAATGATATTGGATTAAAACTTGAATTACCTTCTTTTTCTAAGAAAGCAACAGAGTTTTCAAATGCTATTGATCAAATGAATCTATTAAAATCTGATCCCGATATATCAAAAATTTATAAAAAATTACAGAACTATAAAAATCCAATTAAAAATGAAGTTATAACGGGCGCCATTCTTGATGTTAATGGAAAACCTATTCTTAAAAAAACATCTACAAATTTTCCATCATTGGAAGAGGCTAATATTTTAAAAGGAAAATTAAATAACTATGCTGAAATGGCAGCTCAATCACCTACTCCAGCAGATAGGAATACAGCTAATGTTTATAGAAAATTGGCTGATTCATTAAAAAAAGATATTAATCAGTCTATTAAAAAATCTGGTAATTTAGACTTAAAAAAAGCATACGAAATCGCCGAAGAAAATTATGCAAAAAACTTTTCTCCTTTTTTGGATAAGAATATTTATAAGTTTATAAGCGGTAATGCTGATCCTGAAACGATTGTTCAAAAGTTTATAAAAACTAGTCCGACTGCTGACTTGGCGGCAACCCTGGAAAAGTTAAGTAGTAAAGTACCAGAATCAGAAAAATCTTTATTAGCATATTCATATTTCTCTCGTGCATTAGACAATGAGGGCAATCTTACCCCATCCAAGCTCGGTACATCAATTGAAAAGCTTGGACACAATCAATTCAAGACATTGGTTCCTGATCCTGCCATGCGTAAGAAATTAAAAGATTACAGTAAATTGCAACATATGAATAAAGAAGCTCAATATTTAATGTATAATCCAAAAACAGGTCAAAGAAATACAGATACTCTTGTTACTGCGCTGTTAGCTATGTTAGGTAAGACAGCGTCAGGCGATGCGAGTGCCATTGCATTACCCATTTCTGCGATTGGATCGGGTCGTTATTTGACCAAAAAGTTAACATCTGAAAATTTTAGAGACTCTTTGATAAAAGAGATGATAAAAAATAAGACAAGATTTTATAAACCAGAAAATATAATTGGTACTCAATTATTAACAAGAGCACTGAATGGAGAAAATAATGGCAATTAGTCCGTTATATGTACCATTATTCACGATTGAAGAAGTCATATTAGACAAAGATTCCGGCCTTCCACTTGCTGCCGGTGTTGTCAGATTTTATCGAGATTTACAGAGATTAACTCCAAAACCTGTTTATAAAATTAGTGGTACAAGCCCAAATTATACTTTCGTTTCAGTAGGTGCCGTATTGACACTTGGATTATCTGGCACATTTGTCGATGATAATGGTGATCCGTTCGTGCCATATGCTTATCCCTATGATGAAAATGGCGATGTTGATCTTTATTATGTGACGGTAGTTAGCGAAGGTAGTGTACCTCAATTTGTTCGAGAAGCTGTCCCTTATATCGGTGATAGTGTTCAAAAAAGTCAAAGAACAAATACTGAAAATGAACTTTGTAATCCACAGTTTGTAGAAATTCTTTTCCAGGAAGGGCCGATCACATTAAATGTATCGGGATCTAATACTGTTACCCCTATCGCTCCAGGATGGGATTTAATAACCACTGGAAGCGGAACAGTCACATTAGAAAGATTGCAACCAACATCAACTGCTATACCGACTAATCCGCCTTATATATTGAGTATTTCCGCTTCTTCTGGATTAGGAGCAAATATTAATTTAAGACAACGATTAAATAATTCACCTGGTATATTTAGAAATGGCTATGTTAGCGGGTCATTTATTGCATCTATAATAAGCGGTGGCGCTTCAAATGTCAGTATGGATTATAATCCATCAATCGGCTCATCAACATCTATAATAAATAGCACTAATATCATAAATGATGGTGCTTATCATATTATTTCAGGCAATAATCAAATACCTGATCAATCTAATAGTCCTGCTGATAGTGGATATGTTGATATTATTATTACAATTCCAACATCAAGAACGATTGGAATTTCTAGTTTACAGATCGTTGGTGCAGATGATGCTGTTAATGTACCATTCGATGAGCAAACATCGGATAGACAAAAAGACCACCTTTTCCATTATTATGAAAATTCAATAATAAATCAGCCTAAAGCCAACTTATTAGTAGGATGGGATTTTGGCCTTAATCCATATCAATTTTATAGCAAAGCACAAACTATTCTCGCTGGCACAACAGATTATGTTGCAGACCAAACCATTTTACACTTAGAAACTGCTGGCTCAATTAGTTCTGGGCAAGCAGGCCCAGGAGCTAATTTTGGCTTTCAACTTAAAGCAGTTAATGGAGTTGGCACTGGAGCAAATCGATTCGCAATTATTCAATATATTCATTATTCAACAATAGGCCAATATTTTGGCCAGATATTATCGTCTATGGCGAGGGCTCAGAAATTTACTGATCATTCTAGTCAAACTAAATTAAAAATGAGGATTATTTATAGGACAGCAGGAGATTCTATACCAGCAATTAGCGCTTCAGAACCAATAACTGGGTGGGATTCGAATGGAGATGTTACTTTCCAATCGGGATGGTCATCGATAAATCCATTAAATGATATTTCTTACATTTTAACTGAATTACCGTTGGCAACATTGTCTGCTAATAATTTTCCTAGACTTCCTTACAATAAATTTCAGTTGCCACCTGCAATTAACTCTACTCCTTATTTAGGTGTTGTAACTTATATTACGAATCCTATTGATAATACGCTAGGAAGTGAAGACATAATTGTATTTGATAAAGTTTCTTTAATGCAAAATGATTTTGCTCTTGATTCTCCTCCTCAAACATTTGATGAATCATTAAGAAAATGCCAATTTTATTACGAAAAAAGTTTTGAGCTCGATGAATATCCAGCCGTTGGCACAAATTATAATGGAGCAATTTTACTTAATGTAGGATTGCAAGATGGAGCAAATAGCGTATTAGATCGCAGATCATTTACATTGGATTATAAGCAACCAAAAGCATTCCCTTCTACACCCACATTTTATTCACCGGTTACGGGAGCATCAGGAAATGTGAGACTTATAATAAATCAAGTTGGGGCAGGTGTTGCCGCAGAAAAAGATAGTGGAATAGTGGGTTGGACTGTGAAAGGGAGTACGACTCAAAATTATTCATTAATGGCTACTATTCAAGATCCTCAATCAGTTGGATTTAGCGCTAATTATGAAGGGATACTGGCATATCAATATACAATAAGCTCAAGATTAGGACTGTAATAAGAGGGTTATTAAATGACACAACAATTTAGAACGATTCAAGAAACAAAAGGATCAAATGATTTTGCTCAATTGCTTTCTGATCAAATTTATAATGCGACTTTGGCTCAAAATACAGCCACTTCTTTAACCGTACCAGGTGGCGGAATAATGGGTAATATTGCATCTTATGGCGGAAATAATGACAAAAATTATGTTCTTGCTATGATAAGAGTAACTTTTGGCGATGAGGTTTGGGTTTCAGTTAGCGCAACAGCGGCTGCACCGGCTGGTAGCTCATTTGCAAAAGCAACGTCAGAAGTAGTGACCAGTGATGATCCTCGTTGTATTAGAGTGCCTGTTGGATCAGTCATGAGTTTTTTAACCACTGGTACTACCACATCGGTAAGCGTTAGTTTTTATGCGCTACCTAGCTAAAATTTAATAAGGAGCACTAAAATGGCAACAATTTTATATAGATCAGAAATAGGCCAAGTTGGGGTTAAACCTGGAGTTATTAAAATGACCTCTTCTGATAATTTAGCAACGATTACAGCACCAGGTTATTTGAACGGAATAGGGAATCAGCTATCAAGCCTAAACATCTCTCCTAGCGATATTATTTATTGTTTCTATTCGTTTAATGAATTAACTGGAGCGGGTACTTATGCTGAATTATCAGTTAGCATCAGTAATGGCGTTATTACGTTAGTTAATACTACTCCGACGGCTAATGATGTGATCACTACTTATTCGCCTGCTAATTATACACCAGATGCTTCTGGTGGCACTTCTCCTGTCAATTCTGTGGCAGCACACTTGCATGGTATTAGTAATGCTTTAGGATTAATTGGAAATTATCTTAATCAATATACTCTTGAAGCTGATGCCGTAACACTTGTCTCAAATACTCCCGCCAATATTATTGTTCCTTTTATCCAGCCTCTTCCGCCAGGTGAATGGGATGTTACTGGAACAGTTGTTTTCGAGCCAAATGCGGCAACTACATCTAGTAGTTTTATAGCTGCTATTAGTCCAACTTCTGCAACTCTTCCACCTGTTGGAGCACAAAATAATACGTCTCAAATAAATGCTACATTTTCAGCAGGACAATTTGTTATTTTAACTGTAGGGCCTGTTCGTTATTCTAATGGATTATTCATTGATCATGCTTACTTAGTAGCTCAATCTACATTTGCTGTTAATTCAATGAAAGCTTATGGATGTCTAACAGCAGTTAGAACGTATAAAGCATGAATTTATCTCGGTAATTACATTCTAATTATTGGATTGATTCATTTTCAGTTATCCGGAGTTTCCGGATAACTGAAATATATCATATTTATTTAATAGTATTATCTGAAGATTCGTTATTTCTATTAACATTGAATTCATCAGAAACTAATAGAACAAATCTTGTAAAAAGCAAAAGTGATTCAGTTAAATACCATAAATAATTTGATTCTTTTGGAGTAAGTTCCAATATTTGATCATATCTATCAGTTATCTCTAGTGAAATTTCAAAAAATTTATCATTAAGCATTTATAATCTCCAATTTTTTAATGCGATTATCTAAATCAATAATCATATTTTTATTTTCAGTGATAATACTTCTATTTAATAAAAGTATTATCAAAATAATAAGAATTGAATATTCAAGACGCATATTCTTCTACCATTTTTTTCTTTTCCTCTTCTGTTAATGTAGAAAACCATTTCTTAAATTCTTCATTACAATAGTCACACAATACATCAACAGGATCGTATTTTGATTCCGGATAAAGAGTTCGAAATTCTTCGTATGCTTTATCTTCATTCCATTCTTCATTATTCATTTTTTCAAATGTTACTTTGCATCTATAACAAGTAAAGTATTTCTTACTTTTAGTCAATTTATTCATCTCTCTTTTTTTATCATAATCAACAAAATTATAATTTATTTTTCTCTTTGGAGGTTTTATTTTTATTAATTTTCCTTTAGGTTTTATATTCGATTTTTTCATATGTCTATTCTCACATGATCTTGTAAAATTTTCGGATCATTTTTAACTGTTTCTTTGAAGCAGTCAAAACATTTTTAAAATTAAATTCATGTAACTTATTTCTCAGTTCTAAATTAACTATTTGATATTCTATTTTCATTTTTTACTCTTGTGATTCACATTTAATATTAACAAAAGGAACGTTTACTGTTCTTTCGCAAATAATATTAACTAGTTTATTCATACCATTTATAAAAATATCTCTCTGAATTTTATTTGGAAATAATAACTCTAAATTCTCTTGGCTAAATATTTCTATGTTCATTCAGGTTTCTCCGGTAACGACATCCAATGTGTTCATTATTAAGCCCCCAATCTCCAGGCTTTGATCCTCTACTATGCCGTAGTTCTGAAATTCCAGTCCCTGGATTGGCATTGAAAATTTCATGATTAACATTTAAAGCTCCTAATATAATAAATTTAATTTCATCAAACATTTCCAATACCTCTCATTAATCACATATCCATACTAACTCAAGATCATCATCATGAATTTTTATTAACTTATTCAGACCATCTCTAAGTTCTTTCATTTTTTCTAAAGATAAAACCCTTGTGCAGTAAGGTTGATACGGCCGTGATAATTCATCATCACGATCTAATCCTAAACAAATCCTAAAGTTTTTCTCAACATTTTCGATTATGATATATGCTTCATGCTCAATATTAGGATCATCAACATGAACTGGATATAATGAACTGCCAACGCAAAATATAAATTTACTTTTGGTATTCATTTAAGAACCTCCCATTAATTTTTCATTTTCTAAATACATAAATTCATGCCATTCATTACAATTACCACAATATTTATATTTAATATCATCTGGATGATAGCTTTTCATTTCACATTTAGGACATTTTATATTTGGGTAATCATTTATTTTCGATTAAGTCCCCATTTTTTTAATTACGATCTTTTTCGTTAATAATTCAAAAATTCTCAAAGAAAAAAATATAAACCCTAAAATCAATGATGTTACCCAATACCATGTCCAATCAATTAAATTTGTTAATTTTAATACAAGAAATACAATAAATAATAATACAGGTAACGATATTTTAATGTTCATATATAAAAATTCCTTTTTAAATGTTCTTCATATTCCATAAAATTAACACCATAATTCATTACGTTTTAATATATTAAGCTCATCACTCATTAATATTCCTCTGGATAATGATTACATCGACCAAAACAACAATGTTCACAATTATTTTTTTAATATTCAATATGCTGTCTCACCTCTTTCCAGCAATCCTGATTACACTTATCACAATAACCGTGATCTTTTATTTCAAAGTTAATTGGTGCATGTACTGGCATATTTTTGTTGAAATCAATTGTCGCCAATCTCCCCAATGGCGCTAACTCTGGTGTACGGAAACTACACTTTTCACAAATATGAATTAACCGCACATACTTGTATGCCTTTGGGTTGTTTTTATGTATATCATTAAACAAATCTTGAAGCTTCCATAGTCGCATATCAGCACCATAATTCATTAAAATAATCTTCAAATTGAAATTTAATATCTTTTAAATGTTTTACTGTAAAGTCGAAAATATAAGATATATCAGGGTATTCATAACCATATATTACTTTTATGTCATTTATTGACAAATATTTACACCAAAATTTAAAAATTATATTAATATTTATATTCATAAAATCATCATATCTTATAACCTCACCATCTAATTTAAAATATTTGACATATTCTTTGGTTAAATCATCAAATCTAGATTGTATGGCCATATTTATAATTCTTTATTTTTCAGAAGAATAAATTTTTCATATTCTTCTTGATATATTTTTTGATCTTCTAATAATAATTCATATTTTTTAGTAATATTTTTTGCGAGAAATTCTGATAATTCAATTTTACAGTTATCATTAATCGTCAAAATTAAAGAATAAGATATTGGTTTTTTATTAATTCCGATACTAAAATCAAATATCGGGTTAAGTGTAGCTTTTATTTTTTCTAAATCATTTTCCATATAAATACTCCATATTTTTACCTAATCACAATTATTTAATAATTTTTCGTTGTAAAATTCTTGCATTTTTTGCCATATATATTCGTGGCCATGATCTATTAATTTATCGAATAATTCATCCGCATACATTGATGAGCCATCATAATAACAAGTATCATAGAAATCACATGAAGGCATCGGTTCTTGATCTTTATATTTTGGAACAGGAGAATGATAACCAATATCGTAAGCATAAGATCTTATTTTTTGATCAAATCCAGTCATGTTGTGATTCCATCCAGTATTGATACAGAATTGAACTATTCCATTCTCTCCTTTTAGGAAAAATTTAATATATAAGGTTCCATTTATTGGAATAAATCTTATTTCTTTTTCTAGTTTCATAATTTTTACCAATTTAATTCAAAAACTCTTTTTAATCGATTTAAAATAATATCTTCGTGGATAGGTGTTAAATTGTTTTGTTCGCATGAGACATTAAAATAATTAATATCGTGCCAATTAGAGTTATCTTTATCTAATACGTTTTTACTATGTAAATGACCATGAACATTCAGAAACCATCTAACGCATAATCCATCTTCAGATACAGGCATGTGTGACAATATGCATTTATTCCAGAAAATTACACCATATAGCTTATCGAAATACTTAATATAATCAGAAGAAGAATAAATGTCATGGTTACCCATGATAAGTTTTTTCTTTCCGTTTAGACGTTCTGCGATCTGTATGTTTCGTCTACCAAAAGCAAAATCCCCCAAATGATAGATAATATCTTTTCTATTGACAACAGAGTTCCAACGATCAATCATCACCTCGTGCATTTCTTCTAAGCATGAAAATGGCCTAGCCTCTTTTTCGTACTCAAGGATATTTTTATGTCCGAAATGGGTATCGCTTATAAACCAGGTATTAATCATTTAACACCTATATATTCTAACCATCCACCATAATAACCATTGCTTGAATTTCGCATTTCAATCAAATAAGAACCTTTATCAGTTATTATTTCGTAAAAATAATATTTCATATAATATTCAGTATGATGTTTATGAACTGTTGGCTTTATATCATACGAATGTGATGAATTTGACATTTCTATTTCTTTGACATCAGTAATAATGCATGGAATTTCTGGTGAACTGAAATGTTCAATCCAAGATTGACTGCAACAGTCACCTTCTGCTGTAAACATATAAATTCCATCAGTAGTGTGTATCAATAATGTTGATTCAGAATCTTCAATTTCAATTTTAGTAAGCGTTTTACCGACTATTTCTTTTTTAAAATCTTGAAAGTACGTCATAATTTTTCTCTACCCTGTAATAATTCTTGATCTAGTGTCATAAATAAGTTCTTCTAGGTTATCTAAACGAGATTCAAATTTTTTAATCAAAAAAATAATTTCATTTTCGTTCATTTTAAACTTACCTTTTTCTGTTTCCATACTAACCTTTAACACAAAGTAATTGTTTTAAAGTATGAACAATTTCAACCAGGTCAGATTGTGCTCGCATAACGGCCTCTACATCTTTGTACGCGCCTGGTGTTTCGTCAATAACATCTGCATCTTTTCTACATTCCACACCTTCTGTTGCTTTTATGTGGTCTTCTAGGGTAAAGAGCTTTTTCGCTTTATTACGCGACATGGCTCGTCCTGCACCATGAGAACAGGAACAAAATGATTCGGGATTTCCCTTTCCTTTTACAATATAGCTACGCGTACCCATTGAACCTGGTATGATACCAAGCTGACCTTCTCTGGCTGATAAAGCTCCTTTGCGTGTAATCCAAATGTTGCTATCAAAATGATTTTCTATCTGAGTAAAGTTATGATGACAATCAACACGCATATCAACCAAATGATCGTATCTTAGTTCATTTCCATACACGTGATGTGAAACATCTTTCAAAACTCGCAACATAATTTCGTTTCGGTTTTGTTTCGCATAATCTTGACACCACAATAAATCAGCAATATATGACTTAAATTGTGGTGTTCCTTGAACTAAGTAGGCAAGGTCAATATCAGGCAGCGAGATAAAATATTCTTTCATTAACCCTTTGGCAATATCAATGTGCTTTTCTGCTGATGTTTTTCCAATGTTTCGGCTACCACTATTCAATAAAAGCCAGGCATCATTGTTTTCGTCAGAACAAATTTCAATGAAG